TTAGCAGCATCAGGATCTTCTGGCTTTCCATCAGCATTTTCATCTTTATCACTATCATCATCTGTTTCATCTAGAAAGTTTGTATCAAACTTTGCTTGACTAAAGATGCTGGGTTTTTGGTCTTTTTTATCTTCAGTGGTGCTAGGAGTAACGATGCTGTCTGCACCAGGTGCTCCTAACCAACTGTCAATATCAAGATCCACTTGTTGTACAGATGTCTGTACGTTGGTTTGAGTATCAGTCATTTTATTTGGTTTTTTGTGTATCTCTACATATTTAATATACAACTTAAATCTTAAAAATTTACTTATCCTGTAATATTTTTATCTAAGGTACGGATAATAGAGCTATAACTATTTCGTATTTTTCCCAGAAGATTTAGAGACGTCATATTTATTTTTATTTTCTTTAGCAATTTGTAACTGTTTGTCTGCTATTTCTTTTCTAGCTTGTAATGATTCACGCTCAATCTGTAGTTTCTGATTACCCTGTTCTTTCTTAGTCATCTCAGATTCACGCTTCAAGTTCATCTGATCTTGGTAGCGTTGTTCTTGACGAATGCCTTCTAAAGCATCTTGATAATCTGATACTTGGTTTTGATTAATATCTACAGTGGCTCCATAACCTGCTGCTCTAATCTCTGCCACTGTAAGCTGTGTTTGTCTATCCATATCAGCTTGCTCACCTCTAAACTGAAGATCCATTGCTTTCTGCTTCTCTTGAGACTCAATCATCTGCTGCTGCATTTCTTGTTGTTGCTGCATCTCTGACTCTTTCTGAGACTGTACCTTCTGTTCTGCATTCTTAAGAACACCAGTTAATTCAGCTATAGACTCAGACTTAATAACATTACCTAGATCATATATAGAAGCACCAGTGGTGTTATTGTTAATAGCTAGTTGTTTAAGCTGCTCCATTACAGCACGAGAATTAGTCTTAGTGGTACAGAATATATTTAGATCACGCATTAACAACTCAGTGCCGTTAATCTCAAAGTTTACCTTCTCATCTTTAGAAGTGATATACTGAAGACGTACACTAGGTTTGTTAGAATGATAGTATTGAGCCAAGTCAGTTCGCATTTGGTGAACTCTTGGCATTAGGTTATCAGAGTGTTGTATGAAATACTGTTCTGTCTGTGCATAAGAAGCACTCATAGCTTGTTCAATACCTGTAGCTGTTTGTTGAGCAATAGCTTGACCCATACGTTGTGGGTTAAGACCAATCACCTCAAAAGCTTGGTTCTTAAAATAACTTGCTAAGTTTACACGAGAAAGTAATCTATTAGTTTGCTCTAAGTTCAACACTTGGTAGTGTTGGAAGTTAAGAGCATTCTCTGTATTAGTGATAGAAGTATCCAATGGTAACATTTGGAAGTTCTTCATAGCCACATAGGCTTTGGCCAGATTATTTTTACCCCAATCTTCTCCCATGGAGTGACGAGGCAAAGAGTTCTGGTCCAACATAATAACTGTACCTAGCTCATCAACCAATATGTCTGCTATTTGGTTATTTACAATGTTATAGCCTATCTGGTATGGTTTCATAAGATCTACCAATGAAATACTGCGGGTGTTACGATCACCGAACACAGAACCTTCCACTGGTAGTTTACATCCGTACAATGTTGCATCTCCTTTAAACTGGAACGGAACTCTTCCTGGTTTGCCACCATTCAGTCCTAAGTAAATTGGATTTATGCCACCTGGATTATTCATTCCCCAGAATGCTGGTCTGTTAGGACCTATTTTTACACCACCCCAAGTTTCATTAATCCAGATCCAGTCAATATGTTCACCAAAGATTAAGTTATCTTTGGACTTTTGTTTGTATATAGAAGTGTTATACATAGGTTTATCTGTCACTTTATATTCTTCAGTGATGATGTCTTGTATAATTTCTCCTTCTTCTGTTATTTTAGTTAAGTGACCCACCTTACGTTGGCTCTTCCAATAAATAGTAGAAACACGTAATAGATGAGTCTTACCAAAGTCTACAGTGTCTTCTGAGTCTGATAAGATCCATTCTACAATATCTCCTGTACCAAACTTAGTGTCATATAAAGAAGTATACTGTCTATACCCCAATGATGGCATTTGTGTATTCCAATCATGAGATTTAGTAGGGTCATAATAAGTACCATCATTCTGGTATCCTTGTACAGCATAGCCTGCTGAACGGACCGGATAGATGGCTTCTAAGGACTCCATTTGTTCTTCATTCATCATCCATCCAAACTTATCAATAACGTCTGATACGGACATCATATCCATCTTACCGACCCAATTACCTTGGGAGATGTATCTAACATCTGGAGACTTATGATAAAAAGTTAAAAGTGGGTTCCAAAGTTCTAGTTCATAGTCATCTTCATTCATCTTAAAGTGCCAGAACTCTCTGTCTGTAATAAGCATGTCTTTAAATCCACGCTCTTCTAATTCTTGTAGTTTAAATCTTTCCTCGTCTACAGACATCTGATGACTAGCCCATTGCTCAATCATAGACTTGTAGTCTTTACGGAAGAATCCTTCAATCTCTGGGAGTTGTTGTAAACTTTCTGGAGCTAATCCTTTCTGCATTTCTTCAGAGTCTAGCTCAATACCCATAGCCATCATCTCCATCATCATTTTTCTCTCAGCATCTTCAAGCAAGACTTTCTCAACCATGCCACGCTTTTCTTCCATCATCTCGTTATGAGAGATGTCATCCATAGCTTTAAACATGATGCGTGAGCTTCTTTTAGAAAACTCATTACATAACACGTTGATTACGTTAGGAATAATAGGATAAAACTTAAGCTCTAATGCAGATTCATCCTCTTTTGTAAGTGTGTCAATAAGATCTGCCATCTCATTGTCTTCTTCTACAATATAGTCAGCCTTATCAATGATACCTTTAGCAAGCTTGTAGTTCTTCATAAGTCTACGAGCATTACGTCTAAGTTGTTTCATTCCTTGAAACTCTAACCAATCTAGGTTCCAAGATCTCCACTCTTCATCTTTTTCCTTTTCAGATATAAACTGGACAGGCTGGGTAAGAGTACCCATTTTATTATAATCCGCCTTTTTTCCAGATTTAAGATCTAGAGCATTGTATATCTGCATGATAGTTAAGTATTTAAGTCTGCTGAATTATCTACAGCTGTATTTATAATAGAATTAGCACCAGTCATGGATAAAAAAGTTGGCACCCCTGTTGAACTCCAAGTACCATAAGGAGGAACATATGCAGTACTAGTAGTACCTATTGGCTCTCCATCCTTTAAAAGGAGCAAAGCTTCCTCAAGGGTTAGATAGTTTTCTTTAATCAATCTAGAAAGAATAGTTACTTTTTGAGCATGAAGTTCTTGATTTTCCATAGTTATCTTATATTTTTAAAGGGATTACGTGGGCTTTTTGAATTAACTCCATTACCTTTAGAACCACCTATATGTCTAAAGGGGCTCCAATTTAATTTACTAAATTTCTGGGAGTTATCCAAGTTTTCTTTTGTAACTTCTACACGTTTAGTCAATCCTCTGTTACTCTGTTGCACCTTTGCAAATGCTATAAGAGCACAAAAAGCTACTAATCTATCTACGTTTAGACCATCTCTGTATGCTTGCATCTCTTTTAGAAGCATAATATCAGGGATACGTTCAACACCATATATTGTCTTTACAATGTCACCATTTTCTTTTGTCTCATAATCTAGCTCTTCTTTAAGAAATTCTATTCCATAAGATAGTACATTTCCTTTGAATAATGTACCTACGTTTTTCCAACCATATTCTTGGAACACATTTCTATTGGCACCAATATCTTTTAAAAATAAGATCATATCTTTAGGAACTAAGTACTTCTGTTTTCTTTTTGAGATCATGTACTGAATAAACAAAGCTACGTTATTTTCCACAATCGTCCAGGCATTATACCATTCTATAAGAAGCTCAAGTCTTTCATGAGTTTTGTTAAGATCATCAAAACGTCCGCACCATGATGCCACGATCATGTCACGTTCTATCTCGTTTTTTACAGATCCATTACCGTCATCCTTAATAACCTCCACTGGATTCTTATATACGTATATAGAACATAGTGAATCAGATGTTGTAGTCTTTCCCTCACTAACAGGGTCTACAGAAGCATAGTACATCCCAAATGTAGGATCTTTATGAGGTCTTTCGTAAATACATATCACTCCTTCTTTGTCTTCTGTCTTTTTAGATATTGGAAAGTCCATGATAGGAATCTTTCTAGAAGGTTTGTCTACAATCTTACCCTCAGCACTACGAAATAGTTCTAGATATTCTACTGAATATTCTTTATCTTGTATACGTTGCATTTGTCTTGCAACTAAGTGTGGAGGAAACACGCTCACCTTACGTGTAGCAAATGCTTCTTCTATACAACGAGGTTGCTGAGATACTGTTAGCTGATAAGCTGCCGGATCTAAGTCCTTCTTCATCTTATCAAACTCTTTCTCTAATGCTTCTAAAGCTTCTTCCACTTTAGAGTTACCATATTGATCTATGTATGGAGGCATGGACCATTGTTCAGGAATAAACAAACCTGTCTTTCCTATTGTACCATCTTTATCAATGAGATTAGACTCTACAGCATAAAATCCATTTTCTTCTGGATGCATGATGTATTCTTTCATAGGCTCGCACTGGTCTAAATCACCGACAGATCCAGCTGCAATGAACTGACCCGTAATCATGTGACCAGACTTCAATGCTGGTTTCATAAACCCGTAAGTATC